TTTGCCATTTTCTCTTTTGTTTAGATAAGAGATTATTTCATTTGAGAGACTTAACGCTTTAGCAGCTTCTTCATCTCCTTGCCCAACTCTAAGTTTGAGTTCGTTCCGGTATTCTTCATACGACAAGCCACTTGTATAGTTCACTTCCTCCGACAAATTCTCTTTATGAAAATTCCATGACTGATTATCAGCAACAGCACAACGTTCTTTATTGTATTCACGAAGCCAACTCATGATGACCTGACCATCAATTCTATTATAGATATTGCCATATTTCATTTTCATTGCGTTCTTGAAACACAGTTTAAAATCATCAGTTTTCATATATGGATATTCTTCAATGATTAAATCTACTGTAGTAGCGACTTGTGTAGCCGACATTGGATTACCGACATTGAAAAACTCCAAGGCATCAGCTATCAATATGACCAACACTGCTCTGGCTTGCGGCTCACCAAACTTTCTTATAATAGTGCCAATAGAAGGTTCATCACTTTGAAATACATCTTCAACCTTCTTGGGGCATAGAGCTTTGCAATAGTTTTTCGGCGAGGTCCGTAAGACTGCTAACCGATTCTCTTCTTGTGGCCGCAGTATCAGTTCGTTTTCCATTGTAATTTCCTTCTAAAATTTTAGTAAAATTCGCAGACTTGAATATCCAGTCAAAAGTGCACCTCCAATTTTTATCGTTTTGTCCAAGCAAGAAAGGACTGTCTAAAACCAATTGGAACACATCGAATACAGCTTGCTTCCCGTATTGTGCGACACGTGCTTTAATAGCTTTCTTTCGTTTTGCATCTATGGACTTTATAGCAGGAAGTTTACCTTTAAACGTGGAATTAAAATAATCCATTAGCCCACCCCAATCAATCTTTTCCTCGGGGAACAAAGAAAGCTCGTCTTTCTTTGATTCTCCTTTAGGAGAAGTTTCTTTCTTTTTTAAATGAGAATCATTATCATCTACATAATCATTATCATATTCATTATCATTATCGGGTTTTGTGGGTTCTTTTGGGTTTCCAAATAACCCAGTGGGTTTTGTGGGTTCTTTGGGTTCTTTTGGGTTTTCACTTTTCGGACGTCCCCCCTTAGAACCATTGCTCTTATTCCTTTCCACAATAGACATATACTTTTCAGTATCCCTGTCTATATCTATCTTTATAAAGTTGAAAGCAATATTTGCCATAGGTTTCAACCCCCGAAGATTTCCCGTTGTCGCATACTCAATTATGCTTTCGTAAATCTCCAGCCTGACATCATCCGGCAAATCCTTGATTGCTTCTCTCCACCCTTTATAAAAGATGAATGAATTTCTTTCCATATTTTAAGGGATTGTACTCCGATTAGTAATAAAACTCACAGACCTTTTGCTTCCTTCAGTTTTTTCGCTTCTTCCTTGTAATGAGTAATCAGCTTTTCTAATTGAAAGTCACTAAATTGCTTAGAAACATTTTTCTTGGCTTCCAGGAGTAGCACATTTCGTTCACCATACTTGGCAACTAGACGTCTGCGATAATCCTGAATATTTCCTTCCATGAAGCGGTTACAATGTGAACATTGAGCATTGCAGTTCATTTCATCAAAGCGAGTACTCATGTGTTGGCGGTTGATGTAATGACCGCAATCTGCTTTATTGAAAGGCTTTATTTTACCACATGAAATACACTGAAAATATCCATTAGGCATCGTATCACGATAACGGATGAATAAACTAAATATTCTGTCTAGTTCATTGACAAGATCAGGTTTCTTCTTGACCTTAACACCTTCTACCTCGAAAAGAGGCTTTTTCTTTTCTTTCTTCTTGTAATTTCTCCACATGATAATTAAAATACTACATTGGTTAATTGACGGCCACGACTCATTATACACCATTTTCCCTTTTCAGGCTGTTCTATGCGTAACTCTTCAACACGCCCAAAGCGCCGGAAATTCCCACTCAAATCAACAACCCAACCCTCTTTACCTTGGCAGGGACGAATGACACGACCGACCATTTGATAATAGAGGGAAAGGGATTTGGTTGGACGTGCAAGAACAACCGTATCAAGCTCCGGGTAATCGAATCCGGTTGTAAGTACGCCGACATTAGCAACAACTTTTATTCTTCCATCTTTAAAACCTTTCAGAATTCGTGCCCTTTCTTCCTTTGGAGTAGAACCGCTAACGATCGCACAATTAGGAATTTCGGAAGCCAGTTTTTCAGCTTCACGAATAAACCTCGTGAATATTAAAATACCTTTGCGTGGTATGCCCGATTTGGGGTTCAACAGACGTTTTGTCCATCCAACTATATCTTTGTATATGTCCACACGTTCAAACTCTTGCAGAAGACTTTTTTCATCGTAATCTGCACCAGTAGAATTAGTCCTGACTCTACTTAAATCCAACTTTGTAATATCATAGTATTTCAAACTTGCGAGAAATCCTTTAGCAAGTAGTTCACTCACCTGACAGTGATAAATAACATCAGTGAAAACCTTTGGCCGGGTACGAGTTATAAATTTAAGCATAGCACCACCTCTTCCTGAACATAATCTGTAAGGAGTCGCTGTCAGCCCAATAACTTTCCTTTGCTCATCTTCAAAGAATTCCTTATACATTCCTTTCTCCGGATTCACTAAATGACATTCATCAATCAGAACGTGCTTGAAATGTTTGAAGAAACTCATGTGTTTCATCACACTACCAATCATAGCGAACGTAATACGATTGATATCCTTTCTTCCGGCAGAAGCTGAATAAACTCCACAATCGAATATGCCGTATGATTGAAGTTTCGCAAAATTTTGTTCGAGTATTTCCTTGCTAGGCTGGAACACTATCAGCGGCCCGTCTATCCGTGCAGCTATATTGGCAATGACAAGGGACTTCCCGGCACCAGTGGGAAGAACTATCACGTAGTTTTTCTTTTCCTTGGATTTAAAAACGCTGACCGCTGCATCACTAGCACTTTTTTGGTAGTCTCTTAACTGGTATGTCATAATTTGATGTGATATTTATGAACTTTCGAATGACAGTCACCACAAAGGGTAACGAGACAATCAAGATGTTCAAGTTCATGACCAACGATTGATTTTCCGTTAACCTTGTATGTTTTGTGGTGAATCTCTAAATTGAAGTCTTTACCGCACATCTGGCATTTATGTCCGTCCCTAATACGAATTTTACGCTTGGCTTCTTCCCAATCTGGATTATTCACAAGTCGCTTCACATAGTTGGACTTCCTGCCTTTTTTGTGCTGCAATCTACTCATCGTCTTCCGGTTCTTCTTCAGGAAGTTTATCAGACAGGTCTTCTTCGAACTTGTCCCCATAATCTTCTGTATCATCAATAGGGCGTTCTACTTCAGGATATTCAATACCAAACAAATCAAGCATCGCTTTTCTGTTTCGATCTTCCTGTGCCCAAAGAGAACGTTTGTCCCAATCAGGAATTTTTTCAGCTTTCACAAGCTTAAACTCACCGTTCACCCATGAATAATACAGGAAATATCCATCAAGAGCAAACCGGATCGTATTCTTACTTGAAAGATGATACTCCCTCGTCCCCTTTTTGACCTCGGCAGCCAGGTCTTTAATTTCAGTCTTAATAGAAGCTAACCTGTCTTGTGCATCACTCTTAATTTTTTTCGCACGTTCAATGGCTTCCAACAGTTCACGTTCGCGTTTGGGGACCTCATTCTCTTGCTTGATGCAATACTCTTCACGAATTTCGGAAATCTCAAATTCATCCAGTAAACGTTGTGTCACCTCACTTTCAGGGAATGTAGCATTGAAATGCTCATTCACCAACTTTATCAATTCATCTACATTCGTAGAACCCTGAAATAAAACAGGGGGAAATTTTTCCCGAATAGAATCGGGAACTACAAACTCGATTGTCTCGGGTTCGTAGTTTCTCAAATTTGCAATCATAAATTATAAAAGGATTAATTAGTACCGGTTTTGGTACTCATGAATAAAATCTAAGTAATGCTGGTCTTCAGGCAATGGAAGTGTAATACCAAACTCGGTGGCCGCATCTATTTTCACGCTTTCCATGAAATTATGCATCTCTAAAGTATTAAGTTTACTTGTTCCTCGCACAATAGTTTCCACTTTACCATTCACATGAACCTGTTTCACAAGAAACTTCTTACAATACAAGTCATGTATATCCTGAACTCCAGCAGCAGTGCTCCAATACTCTTCACCTGTGTATTCACGCAAACAGGCACCAATACACTGAAACCATTTCCACATGAGAGCATTTTGATTTAATGTTCTCGGCTGTGTTTTTTTCTTAATGGTTACAGTGTATTCTCCATTACGAAGTGTGCTGCACATGAACTCGAAAGACTTATCCATTTGGATTTTGCCATCTTTCTTCGTCAATGTTGCTTCCATAACCTATCAGAATGGCAAATCGTCCTTGGTCGGTGGTGGCGGTGGCGGGCACTCATTCACCGCACTTCGAGTCTGATTATTGGTGTGTTCCGGAAGAGGTGGCGGTGGTGGCGCTTGTTGAGGCTTAACAGAAAGCATCTCCATATTATCAACAAAAAGTTCTGTAATATACCGTTTAATTCCTCTGCTATGATCATAACTCCGAGTTCTTATCTTTCCTTCCAGATACAACTTGTCTCCCTTATGGACATACTTCTCAACAACATCGGCAAGACCACGCCAAACAACAATATTATGCCATTCAGTTCTTTCAGGAACCTGTGTTCCATTGGCAAGGGTATAACCTTTTTCAGTGGTGGCAAAGGAGAAAGTGGCCACTTTAGAACCAGCTTCCAAAATTCTAATATCGGGGTCTTTGCCAACATGCCCGATAAGCATCAATTTGTTTAAACTCATGATTTATCCTCCCTTATTGTTACACGGATACTATCAGCTTTAGGAACTGTTTTGATATACTTAGAATATAATTCCGGATAGTCAGCCTGAAACTTTTTAGTATCAAAATTGTCACTCGTAGAAGCGGGTGTATAACTAACTCGCAATCTTCCGGCATCCCATGACTTGACACCATTCTCACGCATAGCAGTTTTCAATTTTGCCTTATAATCTTTCTGAATCTTGGTTAGATCTGCAAGTTCTTCCTCAATCCCGATTATAGTATTTACAAGCTGCATTGGAATAAGTAACTTGTCATCATCAGGGGCAGGAACGGGAAGATTGGATAGATATTGCTCACCCTTCTTCTCGCATTCCATTAACTTCTTGACTTCTTTATCAGACTTACGGCTAATTTCAACAAATTCATGTTTATTACCACGCAACCAAGTGCTAAACAATTTATCAACTTTGAGTAATGGATTTTGAAGTTCAAAGAAATAAGCATAGATTGACAACTGCCAACTTAAATACTCCTTATCAAGATGAAGGGTAGTTTTGATGTCAACAAGACTAATTCTACCGGCTTTCTCCCAAACACAATCTATATTCGATGCAAAGTATTCGTTATCAGAAACGGTATATTCATTGGCAAGCGCCTTATATCCGGCATTTACCCTCATTCTGATATAATTCTCTGCTTCAATACTTTCAGGAGGTAAGCCTGTTACATCAGCAAACTGGCATTGAGCATGAATAAGGCTACCCTTCTCTGCAGCTCTCTTCAATACAAAATCGGGGACATCTTTATATTTGTCAGGGAACAACTGCCGGCTAATCATACCGGTTATACCTTGCAACTGTTTTTCACCGAGCATATAAGTGTGGTTTTCCTCATTGAAAACCACACTGGATTTCACTAATTCTATCATTATTATCAATTTCTAGGAGGATACGTTTTCTGCATGTCAATAGTTATGTTTCTGAACTCCTTATTATTGTGAAGTTCGGGATGTTCAGCCCAAACTCTCTCAAGCTCTTCGCGGCTTTTAACACCAGTCATTTGTTTAATTGCACGATCTAGGTCTACACCAGTATATACTTTGCCCGAAGCGTTTGAAGCAGAAACATTGGGAGCATATACTTTTTCCTTTGTATTACCATAAGCAAAACGAACGCGGTTTTTATTGTCCACAATAACAAGTAAAATAATCTCCTTTTGCTCGTTATAACCAATCTCTTTTACACTGAATTTGGTGTATAGAGCAGGAGAACCTGTTTTGCTCTGATATATTTCATTTTTCTCAAGTGGAATCCAAATGAAAGGACCCGTATAAAGTTCACGCCCAATTCCCCAGTTAAATCCTGCACGTTTAAAGGCGTCCGAAGCCTGCCCTTTCTCTTTTTCTGTGCTAGATTCTGTCCCAACATCCTGTTTACTCACCCATTCCTTCTTTTCATTATCCCAAATGGACAACGTACAGAATAGATTCCCATTAACGACATCATGGTGCCGTTTCCAGTTCATTTCTCCGAACACTTCATCAAGTATTCTCATGTCTACTCGAGCATCCTTGTATAATAGCAAGGAGCAGCCCGAACCGTCCGGTTTCATAGTACCAACCCTACATTCAATTTCAGAAGCTAGAAGCGGTCTGATAGAATTTTTCTTCTTCTCTTCATTCTGAACCGTTGATACAGTGTTTTTTCTCGCTGTCATAATTCTAATTTAATGGTTTGACTTTTAGTTCATTACATCAGTAAAGGTAATCGTTATTGACAAGTTTAGCAAACAGAAACTTCGCCATTTTAACGCCATTTTCAGGTAGTAAAAACTGCCTGTACGATATTGTACAGGCAGAAAAATAAGAAAATGAATAATCCAATGTACCTTATGGAACGGCTACGCTTTGAAGGGTGTACGGCTCCCTGATTTATACATAATGTAAATGCTAGTGGACGGAACCGGAGTCGAACCGGTCTCACGGAATATTGGTGCACCTCACCGCAGTTTCAACCAACGATATACATATCCGCCCGATTAATTAAAAAGGTGCACTATCTTCACAGACCATACACCCCAATCACAAACACAAAACAAAACTCATGAACTACTATAATTTAATTAGGATCAGAAGGGTGAATGGCGTGGGGATCGAACCCACATCACGCATATCTGCGTATGCTGCCAATTACACCAGCCATCCGTTTTAAGTGAACTATTCTCACGAACCATTCACCTAGAACACAAACACAAAATAAAACACGACATTAACTATTAAATAGCACTCTCACGAGCTTCTTGCTTCCGGATAGCCGTTCAAAGCACACCGGAATAGTATAGAACAATTAAAACTCAAATAACAGGGGCTTTAACCCTACAGCGTCCTTTTCGCTGGCAACATTAGTTAAACATAAAAAGAAAAATTCTCTGTGAAGGAACCCGGACTCGAACCGGGATGATAGATTACCTATGTATGACTTTCTTCAATCTATCTGCATACTTGCGTTTACCAATTCCGCCATTCCTTCAGGTCGTAGCCAGACGCTTCCGGCTACATTGATTGTATATATAATGCAAATATATTTTCACCCTCACGGGTTACTTAACTCTGATTGAGTTGAGCCGGGAAACGGATTCGAACCGCTGACCTCATGTAGAAACATGCGCTCTAACCAACTGGGCTATCCCGGCAGATGCCCGGCGAACCGGGCTAAATAAACATGACAAATACTAAAATTAAGCAATGCAGACCTTCACAGGCTATCCTTATTTTGTTTCCTATCTTCGTAGTATCGAAAACAGATATAATTCACTGATACGACAGTCACCAATACAAAAGCAGCAATAAATTCTTTCTTGCTAACTTCAATGCTATCTATAAGATACAGTGTTGTCCATAAGGCAATGAACATCATGGCATACTGTATCACTTTAATCTTTTTCATTTCTTCCGTTTTTTAGATTTAACTTTCCTTCCCGCACATCGGCAATGAAGTAATACTTGAGCAGCATTACAATGCCACTTGCCGTTTTGGACATTAGTGGGCTTATCACTTTCAATCTTACCCGCTTCTATAAGATTCATCAATTTCTTTTCCCCACCCACATAATACGCAGACTTATCTTTTCCAAACGTTTCTGTAGAAAACAGACGGAGAATATTATCTAGCAATATTTCAGCCATTTCACCTCTGATCATCTCAACAAGCAAGGTAGTTATGCAATTCTGGTTACTATAAACTGCATATTTTTTACATCTGACTTTGTTTTCCAAGCCATTCCTTCAGCTTTTTCTTTATAAAGCCGAGCATTCAATGTATTAGTTACAGACGGTTTCTGAACGATAGGAAATACTTCTATTGCACCAACATCCATACTCCGTAATACATCAATTACGTTACGTCTCTGAATATCCTTTTCCATACAATCTAATTTTAAATTAAACATTGAAGCGATGAGCGGATTCGAACCGCCGACCTCTGCTTGTGGTGCTCTTCCGTTAAGCTAAGAGTATTTCTTGAGAGACTCGAACTCTCAACCATCCACCACACACAGCGCTCTAACCTGCCTGAGCTACATCACCTTTATATACATAAAGCAAATACCTCGATTTGCCGACAAACGTCTAACTGATTTAGTTTTACAACGATACGGCTTGACCATTAACCACAGCATTATATCGTTGGGAAGCCCGCCTACATCAGTAATCCCTTTCGGCACGTGTCGGCTTCCAAAACACCATTTTACCAAGATGTCAAAGAACTCTCCTCTGTTGTTCCCAGTCTCCCTTCAAGGGCAGGCTCAAAGACCGGACTGGATGCCGGATAACCGGCGGTTTGGTTTGACTTTAGTGAGGGTTAGAGAATACTTTGGTTGTTCTTCAAAACTATATCCATTAAGTTTCTTTGCGATTCAATAAATTTCTTCAAATCATCACATTGGGAAACTTTCTCTCTATAAAATCCACGTTCTGATTCTAAATCTCGTTTGAGTTTTTCATTTTCACCTCTCAAAGAGTGGATCAACGCGTCTCGTTCTTCAATCACAGCTTCATATTTGTCTCGCTGTATTTCTAGTTCGGTTCTTTTATCCATTGTTGTATAATTTGATTAATCTCCGACGTAATGTGCACCGTAATGAGTACTATTTGGGTTGTAGTAAGCGGAAGCGGGAATATTAAGGTTATTATATTCCTTGCTAGGTGTAGCTTTGGCAGTCTTGCTCATAGCTTCATGTCTTTCAGCTAAAAATTTATCAGTTCTTGATTTCACTGCTTCCGGTGAGAAACTTTCTTGGAGTTTTGCGAAGCTCCATGCAGATTTTAAACACTCTGAAAATGTTTTTCCACCCTTCTTGTAATTGCGGTGTGCAGACTTCATTATTTGTGATAAATTGTAGCTCATAATCGTTATTTTTTAATTGGTTTTATCAATCATTTTTTGTATGTTTGTATGATTGATTGATTTATGATGCAAATATAATCGCATTTGCGTTATTTTAAAAACAAAAAACTTTTTATTTTATCGCATTTGCGTTTTATTAACTTTTGATTGATTGGATTTATGACAAATAACAACACTATTAATGGAAGAATTAGAGAAATAATTCTGTCTGCCGGCATTACAGATAGCGCATTTGCGAAAAGAATTGGTGTAACACAATCTGTAATAGCATCAATGTTTCAACGTGGAACAGAACCTTCCGCTAAGGTATTAACTTCAATTCTACTAACCTATGAAGATATTTCTGCTGAGTGGTTACTTCGCGGAAAAGGTCAAATGCTACTTTCAGAAGTAACACCTGACCCAAACATAGAACAAATGAAACGCTTGGTAGATACGATCACTACCTTGCAAGGTATAATCACCGAACAAACTAAAACGAATCAGTTACTCACAGAAGAACTTAAAAAAGCCAAAGGAGAACTGACTATGTTGAAAAATGAACGAAATGTAGGATAAACTTATATACGTATGAAAAAAAAAATTTTAATACTATCCTTCTTATTTGTGCTTATATTTAATTCATGCTCTGATGACAGTATTAATTTAGCAGGAACAACATGGACTTCTGTAAAAGACTGGTACGGAAAAACTCGATTGTCTTTTGAAGAAGGCACTCCTTATTTAAGATCTTTTTTTGCTATATCTTTTGACTTGAAATCTTTCACAATATATAATGTTGCAGATGATAATGAGGATTTAGAATATGAATGGAAAGAAACGGTATCAGGTAA